ATATTAAAAATCCCCAATCTGAGAAAATTGTATTAAATTATAATAATTTACAATTACAGATTTTAGATAGTTGCTATTTAAATGATATAGATATTATAATTAATAAGGTATTACGAAAATTCAAAATTTGTTATATTAATTATAATAATATTAATAATCTTGAGACTACTGATCTTTTAGATATTAAACGTAATTTGCAACGCTGTAATATTACTTCTAATAAAATTTATAACATTAAAAAATTTTTAAAAGAAGGTGGATTTTATCACTTATCAAAATCTCTAGATAATGATCAACAATTGAGAATGACATTATCATAAATAAACTTTATGAAATTTACACAGCTAGTAAATGAAAAATTAAAGCTTTATGGTGAGGCCGAATTACCCATGCCACAACCCATGCCACAACCAGATGCAGCTTTACCTGCAGCTGCAGAACCAAAAGCAGCTGAACCCGATGAAATAGATATTCTTAAAAAAGATACAGATTCTAAGGTTTCTTTAGTCATTAAAGGGTCGTTAGATATGATTAGGGATGTTGTGAGTATTCTAAGACAAACATTTGCCAGTGAATTGAATTCAACAAAAGGTGACGTTTTGGGTGATAAATTGCAAGAAATTATTGATACAGCTAGTGTAACTGATACTGAATCAGCCACACCGGAAAAATTAGATGAAATTCAAAGAAAAGTAAAAGATCTTTTACCAGGAGGAGAGGTTTAATATGCCATATAAGATCAAAAAACAAGGATCTGGATATTTTGTTGTCAATGCAAAAACAGGCAAAAAGAAAAACCATAAGGCCCATAAAACCAAAACAGAAGCCCAAAAACATTTAACAGCACTTAATATTAATGTTAGAGAATCATTTGATTCATTATGTAATGATCTATTAAAGGCTTATTTGTTCGAAACACCTACACCAGGTTTATCAGGAGGATCATTAGATTTAGATAACAATGACGAACACAAAGCAGCTGCAGCTGAAATGCTTAAACAAGATCCTGAGCTTCAGAATGAACTAGGTATTTTTAATCAAACGAAAAAAGTTGTTGACGCAAATACATGGAAAACATTACCAGAAGATCATAAGATTAAGATTATAGAAGTAGCAAAAAGAAAATTACAACAAGGACAAAAAAATAATGCCGCAAGCAATATTGCCCCGGCATTACCTCCTACAAATATTACTAGTACAGGTGGTACCAGTAATGCTGCTTAACGGGTTTGAGAGAATTCAACAAACTTATAGAATTCAGCTCGAGCATTGTTTCCATTATCCATATAAGCACCAGACATCTTTGCTGTTCTCATAGTAGAATCATGTTTAATGCCTCTATTTGAACAACAGGTATGTTTACATTCAATTAATACTGCGACACCTTTATTACCTTCACAGATTGAATTAACATAGTCATGAATTTGTGAAGTTAATCCTTCTTGAATCTGTGGTCGCCTAGAAAACCAATCAACAATACGATTTAATTTTGATAATCCAATAACCTTACCTTCTGGTGATGGAATATAAGCAACATGAGCTACTCCAGTAAATGCTGCGTGATGATGTGAGCATAGAGAAGTTACTTTGATATTGTTTTGACAAACCATACCATCATATCCATCTTCATTATCAAATGCAGTGATATTTGGTGCTTCATTATAACAGCCAGAAATAAGATCATTAACAAATGCTTTAGCTACACGTCTGGGTGTATCTGCACTATTAGTATCTGCTTTCCAATCAAATTGCAATGCATCTAAGAATTGTGCATAGGCTGCAGTTGCTTTCTCAATAATATTTTTCTTATCAGATTCATCTAATGGGAGATTACCATTAGCTCTTGTCAATAATTTATTACCTAGTTTAGACATTAAACCATTATAAAATGGTTTCGTTTGATTTCAATATTTTATAAGATAATTCACTGCCACATATGGTTGCATGTTATTATGTGGTTCATTATTACCAGCAACAGAAGTATATCCAGCTGCTTCACTGGTTTCACCAACATAAGCTGACAAATCCGAAGAGAATGTTGTATTACCGTTTTTAGATTGCTCAATAGCTTTTTTTGCTAACTCAGAAGGTGCAAAAGCTACAATAGAATTGCCTCTTGCTCCTTGATGTGAATACACTCCTATATATGTTTGATTCATATTTGCGATGTTGAAATATTGGTGTGTATGATTATTAGGATGTGCATGTGCCGGCATTTCAGATTCATTTAATTGATGATAAAATGTGCCTTTAGATTGATCGTTTTTTCCTAATATTATACTTTTTGAATCGTCCCAATTACCAAATTTCGGCACGAGAGGTGAAGTACCATTACAATAACCCATTATGATACGACCTCTAAAGTCAGGTAGTGTAAATGTTTCTGGGCCTGTACTACCATATAAGCTTCCTATAACATCATACAATTTTTTATATTTTATTCTTGATATTTTTGAACCATTGCATAGCAACCATCCAGGAACACTATCCATATTTTCAACTTTACCGGTATATGCTTTAATTGATCCTATTGGCATAACTTCATCAAGTGATTCTTTTATTTCACTTTTAATATGTTTTATCAAATCCTCGAGTGTTGCATATCTAGTTTCAATTTTTAGGTCAACAGGATTAGCTTGATTTACAACAAAGTATTCGTCACCTTTCAATACATTTGTTTTTTTTAAATTCGATATAGATATTTGATTTTCCATTTTAATATTTAATTAAAAAATTCATTGCAATGTTCGGTTGTATGTTTGTGTGAAATTGGTCTCCTCCGAATGCATTTGTTGATGAAGAATTTTTTGTTGAATTATTAAAAATTGAAACGGACGACATGCTTTGATCCATTCTTTTAATTTCATCATTAAATGCGGGTGTATAAGTAAGTATCATCCGGATAGGATACGCGTCCATAAAATTATTACATTGTCGTAGGTCGGTTCCTTTATATCTTTTATACTCATCATTTCTATGCGCTATCATTTTATCTAAATCAGGATTCGCAAGACCACCGGGGAAATGAGAGAAATAATCATATTTATGTTTCGGCCGATGAAATAATATATCAGCATATGCGCCCGGGCTGGGCCCCATAACCTTAATTTCTACCCAATTTAAAGAAACAACATTTACAGTCCATCCATCATGAAAATATGATTCTGGTTGTTTATTAGGCCACCCATTTTTCTTTTTGTATTTATACACAGCCATGTTACTATAATCCAATATTTTATGTTTATGGGGAGGTATGACATGTCTGTGATCTTTTACATTTTCAGATTTTAATTGTACATTAAATGATCCTTTATCGGGATAATTTGCATTATTCCCTTCTCCTAAATAAATCTTTTCACCGGGCACCCAATTCCCGAAATCTGGCTCATAAGAAGCTTCTGTATGTGAATAACCCATCTCTACTCTTCCTCTCAAATCTGGCAATGAAAACAAATCATCATTGGAAGGTCCGTATGTCTCTCCTATTAGTTTCCATAGTGATTCATAATCCTTTTTTCTTACTTGTTGCCCATTACACAAAAGCCATCCTTTAATTGATTCTTGTCCCACTACCTTACCAGCATATGGAATAACAGTACCTACTTCTATAAATCCCTTTAATTCTTTTTTTGCTTCTTCTTTTGCTAGATTGACTATAACTGATAAAGGCAACGAACAAGTTTCATATACACCTGTATCATTTCGTTGATTTATCAAAAATGATACAGGACTAGCTGATAGACTATAAGACCTGTCTAGCTCTGAAATTTTGATGGGTATATCAGCCATTACACATATTTAATAAAAATCATAAATATAAACATGAAGCGTTTTAATAAGGTTATCGAGAATAGTCTTAAAGATAGTCAATTGATTAGAGTAAAGCTAAAAGTAGATCCAGCTAATTGTTCATCAGGAGAAATATTAAAATATAATGGATATGAAGGTTATATTTTAGCTGAAAAAGAATCAACTTATTCCGTTTATGTCGAGGATCTAGGATTAGTGGCAGACGTACCAAAGACTATCGTATCAATTCAAGACTCATTAAATCCTATAGAAAAATTAAAAATTAATGCATTGCAATTTTTAATTAATAAAGGGCTTGCTGATGAAATTTTATTAAAATCAATCTATATGGCATCTACCCCAGAATGCATTGATGCCTTTTTAAGAGAGAAAGGTATGTCTGATTTTGATATACTATCTGTATACAGAAATGCATTACTTTGTTAGTATTTTATAATATAATTAATAGCTAAATAAGGTTGAATATTATTATGAGGCATGTTGCCGCCAGTATTTTGAATAACGGCTTTACTAGAAGTAGTATCCAAATCATAAGCGGGATTGCGTATACCACTTTGAATTTTTTTAATTTCCTTTATGATTGTATCCGGATCTGCAGACCGGAAATCTTCATCCCAGTCAAAACGATCTTTGGAAGGCATCAAATAGGATTCGAAGCTTTTATGTATATGCCCCGCGTCACTGTGTGCATGTGAAGCTAATTCATCAGTCGTTAATTGATGTTTATATTCACCACCCGTTTCAGCCAAATTTACTGTTTCTGTTGGTTCACTCAAAGATATTGGTTCATTATTTATACCACAATAACCCATAGGAACTCTACCTATAAAATTTGGTAACGGAAATGATGTAGCATTTACGGTGCCATATAACCCACCTATAACATCAAATAATCTTTTATATTTTACTCTGGAAACATACTGACCATTACATAGTAACCAACCATCTAACTTATCATATTGCGGTATATTTCCCGCATACATCTTAATTGATCCCACCGGCACAAACTTATCCATTGAAATCTCCACTGCTTTAGCCAAATACTTAGATATTTCTTCTGCCGTTGTATACCTAGTTTCTAATACCTTATTGATTCTATTTTCCTGATTTACGACAAAAACATCATCATCTACAATGGGGTAAGCCTTTTGCAATTCCGATATTTTTATCATATTATCCATAGATTATCTTTATTTAAGGTTTATGATATTTTTAATGAGTACATATGTTTCCACTAAAATTATTGAATTGGGTTCTTGTGCATTTCGGCAATGGAGGGCGACCCACTCTCATTGCAGTCGTGTGCACGGATATCAGTTAAAGGCCAAATTTTGGTTTGGTTGTTCGGAATTAGACGAACGCAACTGGGCGGTAGATTTTGGTGGTTTAAAAGAATTAAAAGCTAAACTACAACATCAGTTTGATCATACTTTATGTATTGCGGCAGACGATCCTCAATTATCATTATTTCAGCAATTGCATGATGCAAAGGCATGTGATTTGAGGGTTATGGAAAAAGGTGTAGGAATTGAGAGAACGGCAGAGTTTTGTTTTAATCTTGCTTCAGAGCATATTAAAGAATTAACTAAAGGTAGATGCTGGGTAGAAAAAGTAGAAGTTTGGGAACACGATCTTAATTCTGCTACCTATGAAGGCAAAAGCTTAACTGAAGCTGTTGTACAAGCAGCACCTGCACCGGGTCGTGGGGCAGCAGTTGGTAATCAGGTAACGACTGGATTGGGTGGATTATTTAAAGGAACTAGCTGGGGATGATAAAAAGAGAAAGAGATCCAAATCTAGTAGGACTTGAAAGTAATATCTTTTCAAAGATGAATGAAATTTTAGGCCCCGATATTAAACAATCGGGGCCTAAAACAGATGTAAAATTTGTTTCTTTTGAAGATGCTTTAAAAGAATTATTAGAATTTGAAAAGTCTAATGTTGTACAGACTCTAACTTCTTCACAATAAATTTAAGAATCTGAGATCTTACTACTTCGTTTTCAGTGAAAAGAAAGGCATGAATTCCTTGATTTTCACTTTCTTCGTTATTAAAAGCATGTCTGATTTTAGAGAATCCAGATTTATTTCCAATATCTGCTTGGAAAGAATCCCCTATAATAATATATTTAGAATTTTCACCGAAACGGGTTAAAATGGTAGTCAATTCAGCAGCGTTCATGTTCTGTGCTTCATCTACAATTACCACAGAATCTCTAAATGTTAATCCTCTGACGAAGTTAACAGGCATACATTTTACGAAATTATCTCTCATAAGATCGCCGCCTATTTTAGGACCAACTAATTCGTCTAGTTTTTCCATTAGAGGTAATGACCAAGGTTGAAACTTTTCTTGTAATTCCCCCGGTAATGAACCCATGCTCTTGGATGCACTTTCTACAATACTTCTAATATAGATTATATTATTAATAGATTTTGTTTTAAGCATTTGTAATCCTGCTAATACAGCTAAGTAGGTTTTAGCAGTTCCTGCTGGACCATCGACAAACACCATTTTTGTTTGATCATACATTAGCATTTCAATGAATGAATTATGTACATCATTCAGTTTAAACTTGTTTTGTATTTTAAAATTACAAAACCAATCTTTTCGTTTGCTAATTTCTAGGTTATGAAGAAGTACATCTGCATCTAATCGAAGATCCTCTTCTTCTTGCATCCGTTTTCTGGTTTTCTTGGCCATTAAACTTATTTATGGGTGATTTGCATACATGCCCACGTTATTATAAAACATGGAAAATTTAGATAATGAAACAATGTTTATCTCTGATGATAAACTCTTTTATACTCTTTAGTAACACATAAATAAGATCATGAATAATAATGATCTTATTGCATATATCGAAAGTAAAATTGAAGAGGGATTCACATTGCGCAATATTTCATTATTGCATAATATGAATCCTTCTTACTTTTCAAATATGCTAAAAAAGCGAGGATTGTTACTCAAGAATATAAAAAAATTAAAAGAAAATGGTTTAAACAATGTAAAAGGGGCTCTTACAAAAAACATTAATAAACAACAATTAAAAGAATTAATTTTAAGTGGCCTAACTTCAGTAGAAATTGCAAAACAAATGAATTTATCATGGCCCACTATTTTAAAACAAACAAAAGAAATGTGTCCTTATTTATTAGAAAAATTACACGAAAATGGAAAACATAAAAAGTATAATAGTGCAAAGGGCAGACCAAATTTTAATTGGAGATCTCAAAAAGGAAAAACATACGAAGAAATTTTCGGTGTCGAAAAGGCAGCAGAACTTAGAAAAAAGCGTAGTGATTGGCTTAAAAATAATAATATAAGAAAATTTGCAAAACGCATAAGCAAACCCCAATTAATGCTATCTAATATAGTAAAGGAATATTTTAGTAATGTGCATATTGAATATAGCATTAAATTGCCTAATAATAGAATTATATGGTTAGACATCGCGTTGCCGGATAAAAAAATTTGCATTGAATACGATGGTGTATATTGGCACAATTTCAATAAAATAAAAAAGAATATTATTAATGATAATGATCGCGACATGTTATTAAAATCAATGAATTGGCAAGTTTATAGAATACGTTGTGAAAAAAATCCCAATGAATCAATGTTGAGAAAAATGTTTTTGGATTTAAGATTTATGAATGAATGATCTAGAAAATGAAAGTCTTTTTTTGAGCGAAGACAAAATCTTTTATACAATTGAAGGGGAGGGTGTATATGTTGGAATGCCTTCTGTCTTCATAAGACTATCAATGTGTAATCTTACCTGTAAAGGATTTGCCTCGCCAGATTCACCGCATGGTTGTGATTCATTTATTTCTTGGTCGATTAAAAATAAAATGACTTTTAAAGAAATCGATCAGTTTATGGTAGATAATGGATTTATTGATAGATTAAAAGCCGGATCTATATTTAAAATCACAGGTGGCGAACCACTCCTTCAAGGTAAGAAATTATTAAAATTTATCAATTATTTTGAATATAAAACAGGGTTTATTCCTCGTATTGATTTTGAGACTAATGGAACATTAATACCTTCTGATGAATGGTTGGACTTAGGAGCTACATTTACCGTATCACCTAAATTAGCTTCTAATGGTGATCCAGAAGAAGCCCGTTATAACTTAGATGCTTTAAAATGGCATGCTAATAATAATAGATCATCATTTAAATTTGTAGTACAATCAGAAGATGATATTGATGAAATTGTTGAGAAATATATCAATAAATTATTTTTAGATAATAAGAACATTTGGTTTATGCCTTGTTGTGGTTCTAGAGAAGAACACACCGAAAAGGCTACACAAGTCGCTGAATGGGCCAAGCAATGGAATGTTAATTTCTCACCAAGACTACACTTAGTTCTTTGGAATAAAGCCTTGAAGGTTTAATATGGATACACAAAAAGTTTCCAAGATCTTTATCATGAATGGTGATAAAGTATTACTTCTCTTATCTAAACATTTAAACAAATATCATTTACCTGGTGGGCACGTAGATCAAAATGAAACATTTGAACAAGCTCTTCAAAGAGAAGTCTATGAAGAGACGGGACAACATTTGAGATACTATCATCGTATAGGATTTACCAGTTATAATATTTGTTTATACATCGGTAAATTAAAATCCAATTTTATTAAATTGTCTGATGAACATTTGAAATATATTTGGGCCCCTGTTAAAGATGCATTAAAATTAAATGTTTGTAAATTTACATTTAGAGACATTCGTTATTTACAAACCATTTTAAATGTAACAAAAAACACCGTTATTGACTCTACCGAAGAAGAAGATAATTAATATTATGAGAATTGCAATTAGTGGTACAGCTAATATTGGTAAAACCACATTAATCGAAGACTTTATTAAAGAGTGGCCTAATTATACAAAGAACAATTATACCTATCGTTCTCTATTGAAGAACCATAGCAAAGATACAGATCAAGAAACACAATGGATGATCTTGAATAATATGATTGATGAACTTCAAAAATATAGTAAAGATGATCACGTAATTTTTGATCGTTGTCCATTAGATAATTTAATCTATTCGCTTTGGGCTAACGGCTATAAGAAAGTAGACGACACTTTTATTCAAAAGTGCATTCCTTTAGTAAAGGAAAGTATGCGATTCTTAGATATTATTTTCTTTTTACCAGTATCAAAGATGTCTCCTATTCCTATTGTAGATGACGGCAAAAGAGAAACAGATCCAGAATATATTCAAGAAATTGATAATATTTTTAAAGCTATTGTGCAACAATATCAATGCAATTTAGGGTCAACACCATTTTTTCCTGCTGATGATTCTCCCGGAATAATTGAAATATTCGGTAACAGAGAACAACGAATTCAATTGATTAAACAATACTTAAATGCAAATGGTGATGTTTTTGGATCAGAGCATGATACATTATTCTCTGAAGACAATTTAAAAGAATTAAAAGCTCTTTTAGAAGAACAGAAAGATACACATTATTCCGAGCAATTTAAAAAAGAACAGATTGCTATGCTTAATGAATTGAAAAAAGAAATTAGTAAGTCTTAACAACCTTTACGATATATGAAGGTTTTTCATCTAAAACATCTGCTGTAAACTCTGTATCAACTTGACTGATAGATAGTGGATTATCTTGTTGGACACTTTGGCTGGTGGTTGTGTAATTATTGACAATAAAAGTTTTTAAAGCGTCTTCGAAACCAGCCCAACTAAATGCAGTTACCAATCCACCCATTGTTTGTATACCAATACCACTCTGTTCAATAGATAACCCTTTCGATGTCAACTTTGAATTGACATCACCTTGAACAACCGAATTACTTCTTTTAAATGGTGCATAAACTGAAAAAGTGCCCCATCCTGCATCTGAATTAATAATATCAGTTATATAACAAGGATATAGGCAAGCAGTTTGATTAGCCGGCATAATAATAAAATCTTTATCTTCTAAAAATTCTAATTCTTTTGGTGGTATAGGATCTAGATAAGATGTTGCGGTATGTCCCGAGTCAATAGTAATATAAGCAGTGCCGATATATACTTGTTTGAAACTATCATAAATTTGAGTTGATAATGTGTCTATAGTACTCAACAAATTTTCATTAATAGCCACTACATCATTAGAAATGGCCGATACGGTGACTGATAATGTAGTATTCTCAGGACCAATGATAAAATTTTCATAATCGATAATAGAAGTACCGTCTGGTGTTTCTAATACCAAATAATCACCAGCAGCTACATTCTCTACTACGGGCAAATCAAGAATATTAATATCATCTTTTTTAATAGCCATTGATTTTATTTACGTAAAAATTAAAATAAACTATGAACATTTTAGTTACGGGTGGCTATGGATTTATCGGTAGTAATTTCATAAATTTCATAGTAAAAAAAGAAGAAGTCAAATCAATTCTTAATATTGATTCCATGACATATGCTGCAAACAAGGATAATGTCATACCTAGTCAAAAGCTTATACAATCCAGATCTATTGATATCACAGAAAAGGATTTCATTGCGACATTATTAAATGCTAATGAAATTACCCATGTAGTGCATTTTGCTGCAGAGAGTCATGTGGACAATAGTATCAGCGGCCCCGAAGCATTTATTAAAACTAATGTAAATGGAACCTTCTCACTATTAGAAGCAATTAGAAAATATGGTAAAATAGAAAGATTTCATCATGTATCTACTGATGAAGTATATGGATCACTTGGACCAATAGGTTTTTTCAAAGAAACTACACCATATAATCCCCGATCACCATATTCCGCATCAAAAGCAGCATCTGATCATTTAGTGAATGCATATCACCATACGTATGGATTGAATACTACTATTTCCAATTGCTCAAACAACTATGGGCCTAATCAGCATATTGAAAAATTAATTCCAAAAATTATTACTAATCTAAGACAAGATAAAAAAATTCCAATTTATGGAACAGGACAAAATGTTAGAGATTGGTTGTATGTCGAAGATCATTGCGAGGCTATTTGGAAGATTCTTTTAAAAGGTAAAACAGGTGATACTTATAATGTAGGTGGTGATCACGAAATGAATAATCTACAGATCGCGAAAAGTATTTGTAAGTTATTAGATAAGGATCCTGATCATTATATTCAATTTGTTGAAGACAGAAAAGGTCATGACTTTAGATATGCAATTGACTTTACTAAAATTAATAATGAATTAGGATGGGTACCTAAGACATCATTTGATTCTGGTCTCAGGAAGACTATTGATTTTTATTCAAAATAAAGTTAATAAATATATGTCAAAAATAGGAGTAGGTATTATTACCTGCAATAGAAAATCATTTTTTGAAAAATGTTATAATTCATTACCCGAATATATTGATGAATTGATAGTGGTAAATGACGGCGATCATTTAGATATAAATTTAAAAACTGGATTTCTGCATGAATCCAACAAATTCAAACAAGTAGGTCAATGCAAAAATATTGCAATGAAATATTTGCTAGATGCCAAATGTGATTATATTTTTACATTAGAAGATGATATTTTTATAAAAGATCCAGATGTATTTAAAAAATATATCAATGCGCATAAGAAAACCGGAATTCATCATTTTAACTTTGGATTTTCTCAAAAAGAAAATTTAGATAAAAATTTAAATCCCGTATATAAAAAAATTATTGATTACGGAGAAAACCTCAAATTGGTATTAACGCCAAATGTGTTGGGAGCATTTACTTTCTATACTAGAACCTGTTTGCAAGAAATTGGATTGCATCACAAAGATTTCAATAAGGGTCATGGTGATCATCCAGAATTAACCTATAGAGCATATAAGCATGGTTATACAACACCGTTTTGGTGGTTTGCTGATATATATGAGAGCTGGAATATGATTGGTAATCAATCAAATATGGGAGACGACTCCTTGGTTAGAAACCAACAAAAATTTTGGGATAACTTTAAAGAAGCCTGCAGTTTATTTAAAAAATTGCATGGAGTTGACATGTTGCAAGTACCAATGTCTTCTGAAAAAGAAGTGATTGACTGTTTAAAACAATTGAAAACAACAAAATGATTAAAAATAAAAGTATGAACTTTGTATTTAAAAGTGAATCTCATTTGGGTGATTGTTTATTACATGCTCATTTCATGAGAAAAGTTGTAGAAAAAAATCCAAACATTACTTTTGATTTTCATTTAATTGATAAACATTGGAATCAAACTAAAGAATATATCGAAGACATTCCGCAGATTAAATGTTTGAATTATGATGACTGTCCTGATAATCACTTGCGTGGATGGGTAGGTCAATTCGGCATTCCACCACTACCTTGCCCATTAGATGGTCTAAGATTATACTCTTATAAACGGTTATCTAATATAATGGGCATAGAATGCCCCTTTAAGAATGAATACGATCTTCTTTATGATAATGCAATTATAAAAAAGAAATCAAAAGAACTTCCGAAGTTTGATGTTTTATTGATAAATTCTATACCATTAAGTAATCAAATAGATTATAAAGAAGATGATTATAAAGATTTTTGTAAAAAGATATTAGATAAAGGAAAAACTGTCGTAACTTCTAATAAAATTAGTAACGTTCCATGTACTACTGATTATAATTTAAGTGTTATGGGAATTGGTAGTTTATCTATAAATTGTGATATTATTACAGGAATAGTAACGGGTTCAATACAGTGTTGTTTAAATGTGTGGAATAGAGAGAAGAAATTCTATTGTATTGATAGATCACATACGTTTAATATGTCGAATATTAAAATGATACCTAGAATTGATGTATTGAAACCATGATAGATTTAAAAAATATTACAATTATAAATGCAAATTGTGTCGATTCAAAGACAGCTGTTAAATCTTTGAATTTTAGTTGTAAACATATAAATTTCGGTAATATAATATTATTTTCAGATAATAAACCCGAAAATATTACAGATAATATAAAATATATAAAAATAGAAAAAATAGATTCAATTCCAAAATATAATGAATTTATTTTAAGAAAGATGGTAGATCATGTGGAAACTGATTTTTGTTTAGTTACACAAAATGATGGTTTTGTCATAAACCCAAATTTATGGAGAGAAGAATTTTTAGATTATGATTATATAGGTGCTCCATGGAGTAAACTGGGAATGATTGTATGGAAAAGAACCAATAGAATAGGGAATGGGGGCTTCTCATTGAGAAGCAGAAAATTAATGAAGTTTATTCAGGGATTTAAATCTATCGATTATTCTTCACCCGAAGATGTTATAACCTCTTTAGTTATAGAAAAACATAAATTTAAATATCCTTCCGTTGAATTGGCTTGCAAATTTTCATTGGAATGTCCTATAGAAGATTATCCGTTTAATGTCCACGAATGTTTTGGATTTCATGGTAGAGACATTTATGATAATATATTGCAAATTTGTCCTAATATTTTAAATATTAAAAATTTTTAAAATGGATATTATTTATAGATGTTGTGAATCAGAAGTTAAACCACCATTTAAATCTATTAGACCTATTTGGTTTGATAAAATAAATTGTTTACGCACATTTTTAACTTCTTTGGAATATTCTGAAAAAAATATAAGTAGTGTTACATTTTTACATGATGGTACTAAAGGGAGTTTATATGATAATATTCCAAAAAAATATAATATAGAATGTGTAGATTATAGAAATAATGAAAAATCCTTATTAAGAACTTTTGATATTGCCGATTCATTAAAAGCAGATTCTATATATTTTGTGGAAGATGACTATCTTCATTTAAAAAATTCTATTGATATAATATACATT